TGAGCGGCTCCTGCCCTTCTTCAAGCTGTAAGTTACGTTCAGCGATCAACAGCTCCAGTTTAGGTTGGAAGTCAAGCAGCCAAAGAACATCTTCTTTCATCAACGTCGTCTTACCCGAGCCTGTGCCCGAGATAAATAGCGTAATCTCTCCGCCGCGCATGCCACCGAGTTTGACATTTAGGCCGCGAACACACGGGGGATACGGGATGGCAACACGATTTTGCCTGTCAATCATTCGTTTTCTGATTTCATCTTTAGCGATGATACCAGATGGCACATACGGTGCAGCATCAAAGATAAGCTGCATCAAGATTTTTGAGCCACCAGCAGTGGCGTCACTGAGGACTTCGTTAGCGTCTTTGTATTGCGACGTTTTAACGATTCTGGCCTTGTCCGTACCCACAATTTTGAGTGCTTTTGAAAGAGCCTCTTCACCGACTTTATCTTGGTCCATGAACAGAACGACTTCGTCAAAACTACGCAACCAATCGCGATGCAGCAAGAGCGAGTCTGTCATAACACCAGACGAAAGACCGACAACAGGATAGATTTTGCCGTAGCGTTCTTTGAGAGCCACGGCTACACTGAGAACGTCAATTTCACCTTCGACAACGATTACACGCTTGCCACCGCTGTTAAACTTATCACGTCCGAAAAGGTCTTTTGAAACCTTACCCGGCACTGCCCAGAAAAACTTTTTGTCTGTGATGCGTCGAATTTTAAAGTTAGCATCACCTTCATAAGGGTAGTAGTGGTGTGTAAGTTTTTGCTCTTCGTTAAATGAAACACGGACCCCGAAGAAATCGCAAATTTCGCGAGGGATGTTACGATCTTTAAGTGGCCGGATAGGGTATTCTAATACTTCTGCTAGTGTGTCAGTCACCCTCTGGCTGCTTTCTCTAAAAGTTGATTTATTAGTTTTACGAGGCAGCTCAACACCGTTAGCTTTTAAGACATAGTCACCCCACCGCTTTTTACAAGAAAAGCAAAAACCAGCACCATCTTCATAGACTTGAACACCGTCGCTTGAACAACAGCCAACCTGATCTAAGCAAGGTTGATCATTTTCAACGATTTTTCCCATCAGTCCTCACGAAATGTATACAAAATGTAAAGTGCGTCAACAGACACAGCAGTCCAGAAAAGAGGACTTTGCCAGCCTTCTTGCACATACAGAAAGTAAAGACCTATTTGTGGAGCAACAAGTGCAGTCAATCCAAACAAGGCGTTAAATACGATTCTCATTCATTCTCTCCAGAAGATTAATTAAGTGCTGCTTGTGACGAATTGTGATTGCCTCTGAAACTTTCCAAGACACACCTTCTAAGCGTGTGTTATAAAAGTATTTAGTCGTAGGTGCTTCAACAAACGCTAGCGACCACGATTCAGAATAAGACAATGCACCTTTTGTACGGTATTGCTCAATACAAACAAATTCAAACTCTGACATGGGACGTTCTTTCCACATGTCTTTAAGCAGCGTAGATGATGACTTGTAACGCCGCCAGTCACTTTCTAGGCCTTTATTAACTTGACCATGACCGCGGTATAACTTCTTACCCAGATACGCACGATTGAGCACATTATCGTAGATTACATAAACGAAGCCAACAAACTCTTTACCGCCCATTTGTTCTTCAAAGTGCCAGCGACCGTTGTCGAAACGAGGTACGACGATTTCAGGTGCAGGAGGCACGATGCCGGTGAAAGGTTTCATATTAGCCTCTAAGCTCCTTTATGATAGGCCACTTATCACACTCAAAGTAGTCGTTCCAGTGTGTTTGAATGTGAATTAACTTACCATTTAGGATAAATTGCTCGTACCATGCACGGTCACCGTGAACGTCTGGTGGGTAAGCTGTCAAGTAAGCGTTCACAACAGCCTCTTGCATGTCAGCCTCAGTGACACACTTCTCGATCATTTTACCGGCCTTGACTTTACCGATACCGGGAACACCGGCGATGTTGTCAGTCGAGTCGCCCATTATAAGTTGTTTGTAATAGAAGCGCTTTGCGTCGTCTTCAGTGACAGTTAACGGACCTCGTTTTTCGTCTATGTAATGCATAACATAGTGCAAACCAGGAATGCATTGAAGATCTTTATCAATAGAGCAAATAACATAGTCTTGACCTGCACGACGCGCTTCTTCTGCCCAGATACGGATAAGGTCATCAGCCTCACAGAAGTGTGACGGTATGGCGAGCTCGTTCATTACAGCCAATTCACGAAGTGCCGGAACAAAGTTAGTGAGATATCGTTCCGGCGCGTTTTCTTTATGGCGGTTCATCTTGTACTCAGGAAAGATTAGCTTTCGAAAGCAACCTTCTCCTTTAACTGCCATAACGAAATCGTCAGCAAAGACTGTTTCAAGCAACCTTTCAAGTTCTTTTTGAAAGTTACGCCAACATTCTTTCATGTACTGCGTATCTTGCTCTTTTGTAAACTCTTCATAAATGCGCTGACCGTTTTCGTCAAGAGGGACAAGTTGAGAGCCATTGCCAAGATCGTTTTTGACGTAACGGGAACGACAAGCTTGGTAAGCGAGAACGTCACCGTCAATGATTGCTAGCATCTTTGCGCCCCCTTTACCATCCCTAGGCGAACCGAATGATCATAGAACATTTCAAAGGTATTTAGTTTCTTTTCTACTTCTGTTTGATCAGTAATGAATTTGTGTCCGAACTCACACTCAATGATGTCCATAATCGCGCTGACTTGCGACCATTCGACGTTGGCCCGTTGTAGATTTGTTTGACCTTCATACCAGTCACAGAGAGGCCCAAAGCGAGATGCTTTGAGACACTCCTTGGCGACTTCAATAAGCTCTTCTGCGAGACACTGAAAGAGGTATTGTTCTCGTGTCATCATGATGGTGGATTCTCCAAGTGAAGCAAAGCACGGTAAGCAACACGAACTTCCAGGGAGGTGTCTTTGCTGCCGTTGAGGTAGTCGCTAGCAAGCGCGCCTAAACAAGGTGATCCTGCTTCTTTGTAGACGTCAACAGCAAGCTGTCGTGCTGCTATAAGATACGGGTCTGGAAAATGACTTTCAACCAACGAAGTAAGTGCCATCATCATGGGTGTGTTGTCAAAGTCGCCATTAACAATGTGACGCTCCATAGTGGTTGTGTCTGCTTTTTCACAGGCAAGGTCTCGCGCTTTCTTTAGCGCCCACGGTACTGGTTTTTTCATTATGTTCTCCTCTTAGCTGTATTTAGCTTTTTCTGCTTGGTACACTGCAGAGGCTGCTTCGGCAGTATCAAAACGACCGAGATATCGACGTCCAACGTTATCCTGAATAGACGCAGAAAAGCGTGTGCCTACCTTCTGAACTCCAGGAAACCCGTGTTTGTTCGCTGGATTCTCTCGATTATGGCAATTACGCGATGGTGTCTTTTCGCGAAGGTTCTCTATCAGATTGTTTTGTCGATCGCGATCGAAATGGTCAATCTCACAGTCTGCTGCTATTGCGCCATTGTGTAACTCCCAAACGATTCTAGCAACCATGTGATTACGACCATCAAGCATAACTTGCCAGTAACCGGCACCATTCACATTTCCAGCAATCTGACCTGCTTTGACACGTCCACGCGATACCTTCCAAACGAGAAAGCCTTCTACGTAATCAAAATACTTATTCCAATCAATGGACGTCAAACCAATTATCTCCGACCTTGCCGCTACCGTCCATGATAGTGATTCCAAACAACTTCGGACCATCCATGAATGCTTGTTTACCAATCAAGCGAGCTGTCTCAGCGTGCTCTTCAGGTACCATGAAATCAATCTCATCGTGCATCATAATACAAGGAACGTAAGGAATACCTGCAGCTTCAAGTCTCTCCATTGTGAGCATCAAAGCCGCTCCACACGTTGCTTTTTCCGTTGCTTGAAGATGATAAACTAGCAACTTGTGATTGCTATCTACATAAATACGGTTCCCACCGATTCCAGGAATGTAGCCGTCACCGTACTTTTTAGTACTATTATAAATACGTTCCAGCTTGTCAATTAAGTCTTTAAAGCCTGGAACTGCTTTGGTGAAACCGTTCTTTAGTTTGTTACCTTGTGTAACGTCGGATGCGCCTGTGATATAAAGCCAAAGTTTAGCACCGCCAGCACCGAAAAGAAAGGCGTAGAGAATGCGCTTAGCGGCGGCTCTCTTAACCGCGAATATGAACTTCTCAGCCCATTTACGCGCCCCTTTACGATTAGACCGTAGTCGGTTTTCAAGATACTCTTTTTTGGTAAAGCCACGTTGTTGTAGCCAGCGTTCAAGCGTTTCAGGAATACGAGCCTTGTCTGTACGGACTACAAAGTCTGTCCAGTTAAAACGCATATTTGCAAGAACGCCGTCAAGCAGTACAGCATTGTATTTGTGAATATCACCGTTGATCAAGTTGTCTGTAAAGACAGGGTCACCGAGGTTATGAGCAAGACCACGTGCTTGGTTAGATGCAGAGTCACAACCGATGAGCTTCCAACCAGGCTTGCACTTAAACAGTGAGCGCATTTGGCGACCCCAAGCGGAATCGCTGGAAGGAATGTTCACGATAACCTTGTGAGTAGAACGCATTGAAGGTGTTCCAACCGTCATACAACTACCGTGAAGATTACCGTCTGCGTCGCAATCTTCAATCCATGTTTTAAGATTAGAGTGTCTTGACTTAGCTACAACAAACTCACGATAAAGAACACCATCACCACCAAGAAATTCAAGAGAACTTTCTGTAATCTTGGCTGAAGAAATTTCTTTCGTTCTACGCTTTGTTACAGGATCTTTCTTGTAGTTGAACTCATCAGGCTCCCAGCCTTGTCTGTAAAGAAAGACTTTGACATCGTCGCTTGAGTCAAGACTGAGGTCCTCAAACTTGACACGGCAGTAAGGACCGACAAACTCACGTTGATACGGGCGTTCTTCGACTTCCATCCAAGCTTCAATAGGCTCAATACCAAACCACGAAGCTTTAGCTGCGTGATAGATGCCTTGCTTAGTATAGAGCATCGACATTGGCTCACCGATACCTTCGTGAGGTACACGATCAACAATCACGGCTTTCATTCCAAGCTTGTGGGACAGCAGCTCATGCGCTCTGTCAAGTTCTTTTTGAAGAATTTCTTCTAGCTCAATTGCTGCTTCAAGGTCAAAAGGCCAGCCTTGCAGCTCGGCTTCAGCAGACCAATCAGCAACAGCGTGTTCAGCGCGAAGGTATTCCGCAATTACCGGGCTCCGTTCACGCGTTGCGACATACTCACCCATAACAACGTTAAATACCATGACGCCAAGGTCGCAGTCACGCTCACAATAAGTGAGCATTTCAGGACTAAACTTAGAGAAGTCGTCAAACTCAATCTTAGGATAACCAAGAGCAAGACCCCACGCTTCAAGGCTGTGGCGAACATCGTTACCGAAGCGTTTCCAGTTAAGAACACGAGAAAGAAGCGCAGTGTCAATTTTCTTTGTATGTGGTTTTAGGACATATCCAAAGAGTTTTTTAAGCACCTTTAGATCGTAACCTGTGATGTTATGACCAACAACAAGATCGGCGTTATCAAACAGCGCGCGCCAACCGTGGTCGCCTTCTAGAAAATAACGCTTTTCTCCAGTATCAAGATCAATTGCAAACAGCAACCACATACGACTTACGTGACGAAGCAGCGCGTCACCTTCAATGTCGAAGTAGATGCGTTTCCACATTAGCTACGACCTGACAGAATATTGCTTACTGTGCTCAACAAAGACGGACGAGGACAGCGAACAAGTACATCTAGCAATTCATGCAGCCACGCAATTTCCTCTTTTACGACTATCGGAAGCTCTACTGGTTTAGGCTCGTTTTTTGCCCAAACGTTTGCTTCATTCCGATTATTTTCTACAAAGAAGTTTAATTGCATAACCGTGTGGAAAGAGTAATCAATGTAATCGTAGTTTTGTCCCATTTTAGCCACGCGTTCTTGATCTGTTACGTCTATCCAGCCGCCGGTGCGAATGTGCGCAGCAAAGTCTTCATAGCGTAGCCGCGTATGAATATCTTTACGACTGCCGTCTTTGTTCTTTAGTTCATAAGTAAATCGCATTGATGTTTCCCTCTCGTAAGCTAATAGAGGGCCGTCCGTTAAGACGACCCTCTTGTAGTTTTAGTTAAAAGCCTTCTTTAGGCGCAGCAGGACTTGACGGTGGGGTAAACGACGGAATGTCGTCGTCAGCCAGCGGCTTTTTTACAGGCGGCGCAATGTAGCCGTCATCTTCGTGATCAGGAGCCGAGTCGCCTTCAGGATTGTCGTCGTCATCCATTTTGGCGGGTTGAATGGTTTCAGTGTCAGTCGGCGTGAACTCATCTTCGCGCTTCTTGGGCTTGTAGACCTTGTGCTTGATGACTTGAACTTCCATGAGTACACTGACTTGTTTCTTTTGACCATCGTCATCAGTAAAGTCATATTGGAAGATACGAATGTTCGCGATAGAACCATTACCGACCGTGTTAGGGTCAATCGGTTGCAGAGCGCCGTTCTTGACTTCTGGTGCCGGATTCGGCGTTTCAGTTGGCGGGTTAGTCTTGGTGTCAACTTTGATCGACTTACGCCGCAGCTTGACACGCCAGTAAAGCCGCGCACCGGTCTCTTCGTCGGTGACTGCTTTGGGCTCAAGGCCAAGAGCCTCCCAAGCCTTCTTTTCTTCAAGGACGTTAGTCCGAATCTCAACTTCCCAAGTCGGGTTCTTTTTATTGTACTTTGCGTTCGGACGCTTTTCGTCACACTTCAAGTACCAGATTTCAGCGTTCTTGATAATCGCCATTTGGATAGTGCCTTTTGGATTAAATGTTGTAGTTGTGGGGAGAGGGTTAAGTTAACGGGTTCGCCGTTGCGTTGCCGTGGACTTATCCCGGCCTAAGGTGTTTATCCCACTCTTCCTCAGTGATGCCCGTCATCAGAAACTCTCTTTCACCTGGAGTAAGATCAGGAAAAATGTTCTGAATGAGACCGTCACCAGCGTTATAACGTGTTAGTTGCTCTTCTGTTATATTCAAGTCGAGCGTGTTTTCTTTACCGCTAATCATAGAGATCTTAGTGATCTTCATAACGGTTATCCTTATTCATTTCTTCAACGCGTCCGTCTACTGACGATAACTTCATGATGATTTCAATGTTGGGGCACTGCTCTACAACACACTTAGGAATGAAATACGCATTACCACCGTTGTTGTTTGTCGCCATCCAAATAATTGCCCAAGTACGACCAGGTAGGTATGCAGCTTGGTCAAACGTAGAGGCAGTTTCTCTAATGTTTAGTCTACGCGCTTTATTTGCAGGATCATCTTCGAGCGTGTCTATTTGATCCAGGTCTTCTAAAGTTTCGACAAGAAAGACGTCTCCGCCAAAATCGGCTTCAAAGAAACCACTCAGGTTAGACTGCTTGCTCATTGCCTCTTGGAACGCAAGCACTTCAGGTGCAAAAATTGGGAGCGTTTGATCTTCGCCCATTTCTTGCATTGTTCGATATACCTTCACTTGCAGTACTCCTTAAACAAAGCTATACTCAGAATCACGTATTAGGTCAATATTAAGCGTCCCAATTTGAACGTGAGTTAGATCGCCATCGATGTCTCTCATAAGAGATGTCAACGGGTCAGCTGCATAGAGTTCAACAAATGTCGAACGTATACAGCTGAACAGGGCCGGCATGTCTGCAAGCAAACAACCGAAAGAGTCATGAATCGTTGTTACTGAAAATTCACAACGATACACTGTCAAAGCAAGGTGAGCAGCGTCAAGACTGTGAATGGCATTAGGGCTTGCACCTGATGCTTGTTTACCTCTGGAAGGTGTTACGTCTTCTATGAACGAAATTGCTATTTGCAAAGTGTTC